GTGTTTTACACGTGAAACGGAGCGGCACTCCGCGGCTTCCAGCACTGGCCGTCGCCCGAGATCATACCTTGCGGGACCTCAATTGAAATGCGACGGCCTCACCCCAGATCGGACATGAAAAATGCGATGTTGGGACAGTCCAAAACAACTTGCTCTGCGCTCAACACAATCGAGTCCATAAGCTCTCGCAGCTCGTAGAGGGTTGCCCCATCATACGTGCAGCAGAGCCAGTACTCAAACGTGTCGTCGTCAACAAGATGCTTCTCATCTTTTATGGCTTGGACTATATTCGACAGATCAACCCCACTGGTCCTGGCAAACCAAGTGAGATCGTCGAGGGTGATGGCGGCGGAATCTTCCATAGCATAACGCTCGAGGAAGTAATCCCGCAAGAAAGGAACGTGTCGGCACTCGTAAGCATAAGACAGAGCTTTGCCGGACATGTACTGAGAATCAGAACATGCCTCATTCATCGTTCCTCTACAATTAAACCTGACCAGCATCTTGCCGATCAGGGGCACCATGCACCCCACCTCAACACCAGCGAAAATTCGCCGAGAAAGGAATGTTGCTTGCCCTTCCAGAGCAGGCGCTTTGGCTTTGAGCACCATCTTGAACCGGGCTACGTCGGAGATCCACCCCTCCAATTTGAGTCGACGGTCCATTGCAGCAAGGAGGTCGTCGCCTAAGATGAGGCAACGGGCCTTGCGGCGCTGGCGGACACAAGCAACAGTGAACATTGTCAAATTATACAGGCTGTTGCGGGGGGTGGTTGACGTCGTGCCTGTTGGCAGTTGGTACTTAAGTTTGGCTGTTACGCCAAAGCGTCGGTTCTGCACTTTGTACTCCTCGAGCTCGAAAAGGAGGTTGCGGAACCATGAAGGCATACGAAGCTTGCGTAACCAGCAGTCGTATATGTGTGCGACGCGTTTCTTTTGAAACTTGTCATTGCTTGAGTAATCGCCTTCAACGATCTCTGGGAACTCATCATCGCGTATGTGGCTCACGAGCTCGACGTCGTTGGTCTTGTATGCGAACTTGCATCGCACCGGCCCGACGTCGGTTGAATTAGTGAGAGCTACGGCCCGTTCCATAACGACCATGGAAGCGGGCCCGGTACATGCGTTAAACTCGTCATTACCGGCGTATATAATGCGTGGGGCCCAGGTAGGGTCGTCCCGCTTGATGAGTATTTCCTGCTTGACTGACAAATCCTTGGTTCCAAGGTAAGCAGGGTTGGCCCAG